GTTATGCAGTTCAACCGTGTAATTATAGCACTTTTTCATTTCCTTTGATGCCTGTTTCACTGTCTTGTACTGAACATACACTTTATACAACACCTGAACATAATTTTTATCACGCAAACCTCTGATTTCTTTGATGATCTGTTCTTTAGCATCTGCAAAACTGTCAATTTCTGCATTGATTTTATCATTGAAAGCAACATAATTTGTGACTGCCTTGCATAAACTGTCACCTGACGGACTTGTCTGCACTCTTTCAGCAGAATAATCAATACCGCCCGTGCTGCAAGCATTGGTTTTCATATCATCAAGGCGTTCTAAGTCCTGATTGATATTGGTATCAAGTTCCTGTATCTGCTCTAAGTACCGCCGTGCAGTCAATTTCTTATTATTCATCACTTTCACCTATCCTTTCTTGGTATCGGTTAGGTAACGGTTAAAAATTAGCAAAAAATGCCTTGAAAGCCTTGTAAATACTGACGGTAACGGTTGGTAACGGTAACGGTTAAATCCTTATACTATATATTTTTACTTTTTATAAATACATAAAGTATAAAAAATAATATAATAAGAAAATTATATTTAACCGCTACTACCGTTACCATCCGCATAAATAAAGCATTTTAACCGTTACCCTAAACCGTTACCAACAGTTACTATACCGTTACTTTTTCATAAACAACATCAGTCACAACCATTTTTCCAAAGTCACCACTCCCAAAAACAGGTGATGCAATGAAACTGATTCCCGCTGCATACACACCCCACAACAACTGACCTATGTACTGGTGTGCAAGTTCATAAACTTCATTACCCATGACCTGACCCGCAAATTCTTCTTCCACAAGCGGGAAAATGTCATCATTCATTGATACTGTGTCCTGTTTCTCAAATAATTCTAAAAGTTTATTTTCCATTCTGTTCATCCTTAACCTTTCATCATTGCCCGGAACTCATACCAAGCATACTTGATATACAATTTGCAGTTACACCAGTGCTGCACCCGTCTGATTTTCTTCTGTTTCTTCCGGGTGATCTTCCGTCTGTGTTCTTCTCCCCACTGTCTGCACCATTCATACTGTGCATCATCTTCCAGTCTGCTGTGCATTTACTTCACCCCTTTCCTGTTTTTCTTTATATCCCATACACTTCATAAAGCGTTCAGGGTGGTTGCAACTTTCATAATACTGACAGGTAACACATACATTTTCTGTCATTCTGAACACCTTCCTTTCACCAATCAAACGCCCAACAGATAATAAGAAACACTGTAATGACACTTACAAAACAAAGTATGTTTTTCCATTCATACTTGAATACTGTGTATATTAGAAATATGACAAGGGCGGTCATTAGTAGTATTGTGATTATTCTGATGAATTTCTTTATTTTTTCAATCATCTGTAAACCCTTCCCGTCTTGGTATCTTTCACCTGAACACGTTCAGTCAGTTCAAACCCCGCACCTTTGATGATGTACTTCAAAACCTTAATCAGATCATAGGCACGTTTGTCTGCTGCTTCACATTCAATCTGTTCACGTTCTTCCTTTGCTACTCTACCAACAGCAATAGTTGCCGTTGGGTCTGCATATCCTTCCTGATTTCTTCCACCTTTCACTAATTGATACCTTCCTTTCTTATCAAACTTTTGCACCCCTGAATATCACCAACATTGAAGGAAAAGGTGCTGCATTTTTACTGTTCCCAAATTTCAACCGACCTTTTATGAATCGAATTTCTGTCCTGTGTATAATAAAATCGTGAAAATACTTGGTGTCTGTTCTTGCCGGAATCAACAGAACAACTGTTGTGTGTTCTTTCCGTCCCTCAAAATAGCATTTCTCAACCCATTTATACATTTCTTTACCATAGGGTGGGTTGCAAAATACACATTCCCCCCCCCCAATCATGCAATAACCCATCATCTTCTTTAGTAAAATATCTGTCACATTTATGATTCTGTTCACTGGAACATGGGTCTAATGTGAAATGAAATTCTGCATCCAGTGCATCAAATAAGTCCTGTGGTGTAGCCCAGTCATCTGTGTTACTGCTGAACAAAACTTCATTCATTTCAATCACCGTCCTTTCTATTCTGCAACAAAGATTTTGCAGTTTTTATTGTTCACTTTCTTCTGAATCACTCTGAACCCAAGCCTTTTATTTATTTGCTTGCTGAATACGATACTTGACATTGGCTGCATACTGTTGTCTGCACAAAATACCTGATAACGCTTGTAAACATCAGCGGTTGGTTCATTCTCAATTCTGTCAACACCTGTATCATTGATAAATGCAAGGATAGGGTTGTTTTCTTCTTCATATTCATCCAACTGGTTCTGAACCTTGTCTGACTTGGTGAACCCGTTATTGATGATGACCCTTTTCAGACCTTCCACACCTAATCTGATGAAGTATTCAATAGGTTCTTCCTGTGTCAGCTTATATTTGATAAATGGTTCATAGTCCGGGTCATCTTTGCTGAATGTGGCATTGAATGGAATAATAACCAAACGCCTAAGCACCGCCCCGGTCTTGTCCTTCATACGGGGAATATCATTGGCACTAAACAGTAACTTGATGAACGGGTTGAACTCAAACGGGTCTTGTCCTTTACGCTCTGCCTTGATGCGGTTACCTGTTACTATTTTTTTGAACACACTGACCTGTGAACCTTGAAGGAAATCATCACCAATATCATCACCAATGTTTGCCAGTTTACCGAACATCATTGAAGTATTGAACCTGTCCCCCAGTTCTTTCAGGTCAAGTGCTGAAATGTTCCGATCACCAAGGATTGCTTTGACACAATCCAAAAATGTACTTTTACCGTTGGACTTGTCACCTGTCAGGATGAACGCCTTGCCTAACTCATTTCTTCTGTAAAAGCAGTAACCAATACATTCTTCCAACAATGCCCTGATCGCTGCATCACCACACGCTAACTTGTTCAGTGTACTGTCTGCCAGTTCAGAATAAGCATCCGGCTTGTAGTCCCAAGGAATCTTATTGGTAATAACAATGTCAGTGCTGAATGGTTTCAGTTCCCCGGTCACAAGGTCATATACACCATTGTTGAAAGCAATCAAATTTGCATCTGACTGTTCCTTTTCATCAACAATCAGTTCCATGTAATCAAGGACTTCCCGGCGTTGCATCTTTTTCAGGTTGGGAATGTGCTGAATCATGTTTGATTCAATTTCCTTGTACCCATTGGAATACACACCGTCTTTGTATATGTGCAACTGCCCGTTGATTTTGATAACGTGTGCCGTGTTCTTCATAAATACTGCAAACTTGTCAAACAGGAATGTGCTGCCAAGGAAAAAAACAGGTTTCTGAAAAGCATCATCACGCAAGATCACTTCCAGTTCATCATCTGACAGCGGTTGTTTCAGAACAAACTTATTCAGGATGCGGATGCACTCACGGGTTTCTTCAACAGTGAAATCATTTGCAGTAAGGGTCAGGATGTAATTGAAAAGTGCCTGATTCCTTCCGTCCCCGGCATCCATATCAACAAAGTCTGCGGTTGCCTTGACCGGGAACAACCACTTGGGAACTTCCTGATACTTTCCACCTTCTTCAATGTCCCATTCACAAAATCTTTCTTCACCGTCAATCTTGATAACCTCATAGGATAACTTACTGCCGACTTTTATATCAGCAGTAAGACCAACCGCCAACTGAACGTGTGTCCTGTTCCTTGCAATGGTATGATTCTTGAAAAGAAAATGTTTTCCCCTACTGGTACAAAGGACTTTACAGTCAAGTTGCAGTTCTTCCACAATGTTCATCAGAATTTCAGATTGGTCAGAATCATCAATGTCGATAAGGATAGTGTCATCAGCCAAAACCCCGCCGAACCCGTTCAGGTTCTTCACTTCATCATAGGTTTTCCATGTGGTTCTGTTTTTCAATTTTTCAATGCTTGCCTTGCCTTTGGTTTCAACATAACCTTTGTATAGTGGCATTTTTTATCACCATCCTTTAAGTGATTTCTTGCATCACTTTTTTATAAAATTCCTTGTTTCTGACATTGCAGTCAAAAGCCTTTTGCCTTTTCCATAACCGTGTTTTCAAGTTCCTAAGTTCTTCATTCTGTTCCTTCAAAGTTGTCCTTGGTTCTTTTAGGTGTTCCCTGTACTTTTTTACATCAGCATTGCGATCCTTCCAAACTTTTGTGTTCTTCCTGTGTGAATCCCGGAGAAGCTGCAAGTTTTTAACACCCGTCTGAATCTGTGAAATACGGTGCTTTGTCTGCCTGATCTGCTGTTCTGCATACTTGACCTTTTGCGTGTACCCTTCAATGTAAATACTGTGTTCCTTCTGAACTTGTTCAAACTGTTCAGTCTGTTCCTGAATAAATTCTTTCATCTGCTGTTCACATTCAGGTGTGAAACTGCTTCTGATAACTTTCAGCAGTTTCCTGACCTTGGCAATTCTGCGTTCTGAAAGAAATTCTTCAAGATGAACTGTCATTGAACCATTTTCATATCTAATTTCTAAATCCATGAAAACCTTCCTTCCCGGTGTTACGCTACAACACCAAATTGTTTCAAGCGTTTCTTTGCTAAATCTATGTACCACTGCCTATCAAGTTCAGGCGGTGTTTTTACCCCAACAACCGAATCATTGAAAATGAAACAGTGGTCAGGTGTATTACCGAATTTTTCACCCTTGGTTTTCACCTGTTTACGTTTCAGCAATCTTCCATGCCGCTGATCGTTAGATGCAAACACCCTGTATGACTTATATGTGTATTTGTCCTTGTCAGGGTATTCATACACCGTCTTGATTGTTCTTTTGCCTATATGACTGACAAGCGGTGTGCAATGCTCATGTTCCACCCAATCATACTTGTCTGATAACTTGACGATCTTCTGAAACATAATCAGGTCATCACACTGATTGATGGTCTGTTCAACCGGGGTTTTCTTGACCATGTAGTCAACCAGTGCTTTATTCAGAATTGGCAGATCGTTGTCAACCGCTGAAAGTTCCTTCACATAAGCACCGATTCTTTCAACCCCACCGTCAATACCAACCCAAAGGTAATTGTTCACATCCTTCTGATAGATTTCACTGATGTTATCCAGTTCAAGAAGAATTGAACACTGATCTGTTGAACAACGCTGTTCCCACTCCCAACAAATATCATCAACCATTTCAAAGGCTTCATCTGTGTCAGGAATCCAAATAATAAGACCGTCCGTGTTGGACTGAATCAGTTCAAATCCCGGTACAACTTCAAGGTGTTCAATCAGGTCAAGCAACATCAACTGACCGTTGATGCACATACAGTTATTGTTTCTTGGGTCATACGCTGCATTGGTTTCATCCTTCATTGCACCTGACAAGGCGTTCAGCATCTTCTTATATGGCAACTGTGCTTTCTTCCACCGCTTGACTTCTTTCTTGTTTCCGGCGTTTTTTGCAGCAATCTGTTTTTCCTTCATGGCTTTTCGTGTGTTATACACCAACGGGTAATTGTCATTAGTTGCTGCCCTTGTAACCAGTCCCCAAGCAATCAGCATTGAAGGATAGTAATTGTTTACATCAACGTGCAGCAGTTGCCCGGTCTTGTGAATTGGTGTGGCTGTTGCCCCATGAACACCGCCAAAACCGAATGAATGAGGAATACCCGCAACCACGGTTTCAAGACCTTGTTCTTTGTACCATGTACGTTTTGAGTATTTATCCATGTGTGCCAAGTCCATTGACAAGGCTTCCTGTCTTTTCTGTTCAAACCATTCCTGAACATATTTATATTTTTTCAGTTGCAAGCATGGTAAAAAGTAGAAATCAAATTCATCTTCAAATGATCTGCGGGTACATCCAAGCACTTTTGCAGTGATTCTTGCTTCACTGTCCCCTATATCTGACAGGTTCACAATGTCCGGAAACGCCTGAATGATACCGTGCATTGCATTAAATTCATCTATTTTTTCAAGGAATACTTTGATGGTTTCTTCCACATCATGCCGACAGTAGAAAACCGTCATTTCAATTTCTTCCTTGGTTAATTTCCTGTTTATTCTAAAATCAACATCCGTTTCCTTGATATTGCTGCCAAGAAAACCTTCCAGTGTTTTCAAACCAACCGGGGGGTTCGGCATAACATCATAGTTAATCATTGGAACTTTGTTGAACGCTGATGAAAATTGCCACCCTTCCTTTTTTTCAACAATTATCCAGTCATTGATTCTTTTGGGATTCATTCCCAACAGAATACCTTTCATAATGTACTGGTCATAGTGGCGGTTGTTATAACCTACCCATATATCCTTGCTATTAGCTTCATATAAGGCTTTTAATTCATCAGGGTTATTGATTATCACATATTCTTTTTTCTTGGTCACATCAATGAAAACAGCAAGCCAATCTTCCTTGAAAACCTCAAAGTCATAAAATATCACTACATTCACCCTTTCTGAAAATAGCGGTGGAAGGTGTGACCCCGCCACCGCCTGACATTTCTATTTTGTAGATATTTTATCTACTTTTCAAGCAAAAAATTTTAGCAGTCAAAAACTTCCTTGATTGTGATAGGATTGAAAGCATCTGCCTTATAATCAACCTCAACTTCAATCGCACCCTGAATAGACTGGAACACATCAAGAATCTGATCTGCAAAATCTGCATAGTTTACGAACTCAACAGGTGTGTCATCTTCTGCAATCAGCTTGTTCACCCAAGTGCATACAGACTTGATTGCCTGTCCGTCCGTCCAATTTGCGGAACTGTTGCCGGAAATAACACGGTTGAAGAAGATCATGCGGTTTGCCTGTTCACCTTCCTTGATCTTTGCCTGAACTGCAAACATCAACTTATCCTGTGCCTTGGTCAACTTAATTTCCATCTTCTCAATACTAATGATATATGTACCATCCGGCACATCAGCAAAATCATTATCAGGTGCGTTCTGCACCTCATTCTGTAATTCCTGTAAATCAACCTTTTCATCAAATGCACTGAAATCAATAGCCATAATTTTTCACCTTTTAACCTTTCTTATTTGCTTAATACTAACTTTAACAACTCAAACGCCTGAACCTCATTGAACCCGACTTTTACATAGGAATCATAGATTTTCTTTGCAGCAGTTGCACCATCTTCCGGCGGTACATCCTGTTTAGGTGCTACCGGGTGCGGGTTCTTCATTGAACGGTTGTTTGCCGTGTTCATTCCTTCCGTGATCGCTGATGCAAGAATTGCACCAAACAGTTCATCAGGTAAACCAAAAGGATTGTTCATATTCTTTTACCTCACTTTCTTAGCGTGTTTTTCTTACTCTGCGGGTTCTGCCAGTCGGCTGTTCATCTACTGCCTGGGTTTCATCCACCGCTGTATCTGCATTATCAGGCTGTGCCTGTGCTGCACTTCTTCTTGTGCGTCTGCCCTTCTCCGGCGGGTTCATTGCCCCGTCAATAGGGTTTTCCGGCTTAGGGTTGTCTGCCTGTGCTAAACGCTTCACACCTTCACCAAATTCTTCCTTGCTGATGACCTTCATAACCTCAACACCGTCAACAATCAGGTCAACCGTGTCACCTTTGTGCTTCATCACATAGTTATCATCAGCCGGAACATAGAAGTATGTGTCCGCATCCAGTGTGACGGATTCAGAATCAGTATTTGTTGTACCGTCCTGTTCTGCTGCCTTTCTTTCCTTGCGGGTTCTTCTTGGCGGTGTTTCAAGTTCCGGCTGCTGTACAGAATCCGCTGCTGCACACGCTTCATCAAACGGGATTTCTTCACGCCCATCAGCAACCGCATCAATAGCCTTGTCACGCTCTGCCATATAATCAGCCATTTTCTGATTATTTTCAGCCACCACTTCATCATGTGTCTTGCGGGCGGTTCTGCCTGTCTTTGGTGCTGCATCTTCTGTTGTAGTAGGCGGTGTTGCTGTGGCTGTGGTCTTTTTTCCACCCCTTGCCCGTCTACCGTTTGCATCCGGCTTTTCAAGATCGGATGCAGCCTGTGCATCAGCCTGACCCATTTCTGCATCTGTCTTATACTCACCGACTTCATAGAAGTTGCGGATTTTATCAGCTACATAATTCAGGTCATTGTCAATAGCGTATGCCGGGAACATTCCCATAGGTGACTTCACGGTGTCCTTACCACTATTCTGTGTGTAGAAGTAATATTTTCCTTCATTCACACCTGTTCTAAGTACAATGGTGAAAAGTCCTTCAATGGTGATCTTCTCACGAAGTAACCTTCCGATCAGCTTAATAGTAGTAACGCCATTTTCAAGGGTTTCTGTGTGGGTCATATAAGCAACTACTACATCATCAGGAAGTTCCTTGCATACTTCAATGATTTCAAAGTAGTTTGCACCAAAGTCATTCCATTTGTCCCAACCGTTTTCTTTGATACGGTTCATGTATGGAACAGAAAGGATATACTGGAAGTCATCAACCACCAGTAACTTCTTCCCGGCTGCTACCTGTTCCTTCATAAACTTGCAGATTTTGCGGGATTCAACTTCACTGTTCAGCATTGTGAACTTACCCTTGAACGGTAACGGCTTACCAACCGGGTTCACAACGGCAGTTGTTGCCGGATCGCAATTTCTCATACTGGTACTTTTTCCTGTACCTGATTCACCCATAATCAAAAGCATCTGTGCCATACTATTTCACCTGTTCCTTTCTGATTTTTTCAAAGTTTCCCGCCATATTAGCAGAAACATGATGCTGACCAAACTGTTTCTGAACTCCCGCACGAATCACTGAACGTAATAACTTTCTGTTATATACCGGGCGGGGATTGTAAACCTTTCCCTGTCTTTCATTTACCATACTCTTATACCTCACTTTCCTTGATGATAATTTTTAACTTTCTGCGTTCATCCATTGGTATGACCTCAACAGAATAGTTATTTGCAAGAAGAATACCAACTAAATCCTGATATGCTGCACTTGTGCGATTTCCTTCAATTACAATACAACCACATTCAGCAGCACATTCCTTTTCAATATCTTCACGCATAATGTCATTCACTGACTGAATATCATTGATGATATATTTCAATTCCTGATTTTCAGCCATCAGATGATTGCGTTCATCTTCTAACCGTCTGATTTTCTTATCTCTTTTATCCATTATTCTTCACTTCCTTCATCTGTGCTACCTTCTGTTACTCTACTTGACCATAAATCAGCATAGTGCAGAATCAAATATAATGGGGTTTCATTTCCCTTCACCGCATAGTTTGCTGATTCATACAGACCATCATGGTATCTGATCGCAAATTCTTCATCTTCCGTCAGGTCAATGAAAAGTGTCGCTAACTTGATGCTGCGGGTTGCGTGGTCAAGTGGAAGAAGTGCCGGGTTACGCTTGAAAGGCTTGCTTTCAGACTGTTTATATTTCTGTTCCGGCTCTGCCTTGGTAGGTCTGCCGTCATTAATCATGTTAGGCACATACATCTGCTTGCCATAATCACCACACTTGCCAAGATCATGTAACGCTGCTGCAATGATGACTGAATCACGGATTTCTGTATACTTGACCTTGCCAAGAAGTGCATAACCGATATTTTCTGCTGCCATCATTACATTTCTGCTGTGATGAACAAGACCAAACTGACACGCAAGATGATTTCCACCACTGCAAGGTGCTTCAAAGAATCCGATTTCTTCCATGTATGCAATCAGATCTTCCATTCCCTCACGCTTGGTTGAAAGTAAGTGGTCAACCACATACTTCTTATTGTCAAGTTCCTTTGCGTTGTCTGCTGCTACCTGTTCAATTTCTTCCTGAACGGTTTCCTGTGTTACTTCTGCGGTATTCTCAACCGCTGCATCTGCTTTCTTTTTTGCTGCCATGCTCTTTCACTCCTTTAATTATTTTTATGTTGATTCCATTCTGTCAGGAATGGATAAACACCATATAAGTTGACTGGTAATTCACCCAGTTCAATGTGTTCAATAAATTGCTTGAACTGTTCATAGTCCTTTGGATATAACAGGATGCCTATACCGCCCGCCTTTTCAATTTCTCTAAGGTTGTATAACTGTAAGTCTGACGGTCTGCCGTTTGGTGCTTTCAGTTCGATTCCTAAAAACCAACCGTTGAAACATACCAACAGGTCAGGAATACCGCTTTTTGTATAAGCTGCACCACCCCAGTATTTCAGCACCCAAGCACCCTTGTCCTTCAGAAACTTCTTGACCTTATTTTCAAAATTCTTTTCTGCTGCCATTAGTTCACCCACCTTCTTAAAGGTTTTGTCAGCATAGTCCTTCTTACATATAAACCATTATTGTAAGTGCAATTTTGGTCATAGGTCATATCACGAATATACAAATACACTTCCCGCCTATATCCATTGGTACAATTAGGAACTAACTTTATACACTCCTTACACATTTCAATAATGCTGAAATACTTTCCTGAGGATTTATCAAACATCACACCATATTTATTGACTACAATGTTATGCTTATCTATCAACTGTTGCCCTATTTCATTAAAAGGTATGTTATATTTCATTTACTCACCGCCCAACTGTTCATTGAACTGTGTCTGATAGTTCAGTATTTTTTCTGTATAATCTGTTGAATAGATGCCCTTTTCCCACAACCGGGCAGCACCATCTTCACCCATCTTGTACGCCATCAAGACCATGTTGGTATCTTGATACCGTTCAAACAGTTTTCTAAGTACGAACACGCCCGCCCTGATGTTCTGATACGGGTCTGTAAAATCCGTTACACCAAGGGTATCTGTCAACCACTGATGATTGATCTGATTGATCTGCATATAACCGTAATCATTGGTTTTGCTGATGACCGCCGGGTCAAAACTGCTTTCATTCTGAATCAGTGCCATAACAAGGGTAAAATCAATGTTGTACCCGGTACAAAGGTAATATGCAAATTCCTGTTGTTCTTCCGGCATCTTGCAGTCAAGCGGTGTGAAATCTAAATCACCCGCACCCCAGTCAAGGGAAATTTCCTGTGTGAATGTTCTGTCATCATACGCCCCATATACAAGGGTTTCTGTGTTATCCCGTTCAAGTGTGCGTTCTATTGATTTCTCTTTGTCCTTGGCGGTTATATGAGTTTTCAGGGCATATACAGACACACCCCCAACAGCTAACCCAACACAAAAGGCAACACCAATCAAGATCAAGACCCGCTTTGCCATTGCGGACTTTCTAAGGTTCTTTGAATAGTTCATGTTTCATCACCCCTTTCCGTGATTTTCAAATAAATGATTCCGGGAATCATCAGAATCGCACCAATGATATATTCTTTCAGGTGTGCGGTAAGTGGTTCATATATTCCCATTTCAACCGCATAGTCAGATGCACCGACTGCACCAATTATCAGGAATACACCGATAAATGCCATGATTCCAAATATCCAGTTAAGTATTTTTGAATAATTCATCTGTCAGTTCCTTTCCTTCCTTCAATGCTGCAAGGTTCTTTTCTTCAACCGTACCCTTCACCAGTAAGTAATAGTAAAAGCACGGTTTGGCTTGTCCTATGCGGTGAATACGCTTTTTTGACTGTTCCCACATATCACATGACCCTTTGCCAAGTGGCAAGGTGAAATAAATAATCTTGTTTGCTTTCTGATAATTACCACCCATTGCCCCGGCTTGATACTGTATGAATGTGATTGAATCATCTGCCTGATCGTATGCAGTCAAGTCCTTCTTTGACCCGTTCACAACTGAATAGGGTCTGTTTAGATCAGCAAGTTTTTTCTGCATTGCTTCAAGTTCTGCGGTGAAGTTGTAGAATATAATCAGCCTATCTTCTGTTGATTCAACCAAGTCCCGCAAACCTTCCAGTTTTTCCTTGTGCCACTGCCCGCACAACTGCCGGGCATATAGCATCTTGGTCAGGCTGTTGTCACCGACCAGTTCAACCCGTGGTGTCACATCCGTGCCGTAATAATCTGAATCATCTTTGAACTTGCACATATTCAGGGTATCAAGCATGATGTAACTGTTTTTGATAAAATACTTGTATGCCTGTGTTACCTTAAAGAATATCTTCTGTTCAGTCTGTTCCGGCAGTTCAATCACATCAGCGGTTTTCATAAAGATGCACCCATAATCTGCAAGTTTCTTTTTCAGGTGTTTTGTGTGTTTGTACCCAGTTATCACTTCATTCTTGTACCCGTCACCGTTTTCAACCCATTCGGTCTGAACGTATGATGACCAAAACGCCTTTTTTGTAATGTTCCACCCAAGCAACTGAACCTGTGACCACAACCTTTCATACTTTCCGGCTGTTGGTGTTCCTGATAATAAAATCACGCTTTCCGGCTGCATTTTCAGAATGAACTTTGACCGTTGTGCTGTTTCATTGGTTATCAGTGAACTTTCATCAAGCATCAGTGTGAACCCTTTGAGTTTCAGCAACCAATCCCGCCGGAAAGCAGTTTCATAGTTGATAACGCCTATAATCTGAACATCCTTGTTGTATAATTCTTTGGTATCAACAAGTGTCCTGAAATTGATTGCTTCACTTTTCTTAGTCAGGTTCATCACACGGTCACTTGGGTAATATTCTTTGAAGTGCTGAATCCAGTCATCTATCTTGGATTTCTGACAGATGACTACATTCACCGCATTGTTCAGCAGATACATTTTTTCAGCACCCACAAAGGTCTTACCCAGTCCCATATCAAGATAATAAGCACAACGGTTAAACTGTTCAGTTCTGTTCAGTGCATCTTCCTGATGGGGCATAAGGTGCAGATCATTCATCTACCCTGACACCCGTACACTGGAAGAATATTTCAGCATCAAAGTTTGGTATTGCCTTGATGATTTCCTTTCTGCGGTCTGACAGGCTGCCCCACCACAACTGACCACATTCAGATTCATCAAGCACTTTGAGATAACCGCCTGTTGTTTCATAAGTTGGATGTGCTGCCTTTTCTTCATCAGTCATATCTTCTTCATATACCCATTCAACAACATCCTTTGGTATCTGATTCAGTAAATATCTTGCATCTGAATCTATCCATTCACGATATGTCATATCTGACGGTTTATTGAACAGCATGATCTTCTGTTCTTCTGTATTAAAACAACCAGTATTGAAAGACGATTTGTTCCAGTCCCCGG